GATGAAAGTAAGAGATGCAGACAGATGGAGAGTATATGGATTAGGAGAACGTGCTACATTTAAAGAAGGTCAGATATTCGATAACTGGAAATGGATAGATTATAATGAGTTTGTTGATAAGAATAGTTCTGAAATAGTTTATGGTCTTGACTGGGGATACAGTAATGATCCTACTGGTATTGTAGAGGTAAGAAGAAAGAACGATAGACTGTATGTACACGAACTTCTATACAAAAAAGGTCTAACAAACCAAGACATTTACAACGAGATAAAGAATCTTGGATTAGAAGAAGAATTATTCATTTGCGATAGTGCAGAGCCTAAATCACTAGAAGATATGAAAAGACTAGGATTGTATTGTAAACCATCTACTAAAGGATCAGGGTCAGTTATGAATGGTATTCAGATCATAAAAGAATACGATGTTTTTGCTTCTAAGCAAAGTAAAAACCTACTTCAAGAATACCAGTATTATATATGGGAATCCAATAAAGACGGTCAGACAATAAACAAAATAAAACAAAATGGTATGGATCATCTAATGGATGGGTTCAGATATGCAGTTACAACTGGACTAGCAAGAGAGAGTAACCTTATCATTGTTTAATAATTTTTAGTATTTTTGAAAATAAATTCTATATATGGCAAGTTTTCTTCAAAGAATCAGGAATGGTCTGAAAGCATTTAATAATCAGCAGACCAATGAACAATACAATAGGTTTATCTATAATGTACTCGGTAACAACAGAATAACTAACTCACAATACAACGAAGACTTTATAGACAAAGGGTACAAATACAACCCAACAATTTATTCACTTATACAATTAATATCTAAGTCAGCAATAACAGTACCATTCAAGATATATCAGAAACTAGATGAAAGTGCAGTAAAAGAATATAAAGGTTTACTATCAAATGGATTAAATGAAGAATCAGTATTCAAATCTAAGCTGATGAGAAAACATATTTTTGAAGAAGTAGAACATTCTGCACTTGGTAAACTTCTTGAAAGACCTAACCCTGCACAATCGTTTTCTGTGTTCTTACAAGAATTAATATCGTTTGGTAAACTTACTGGTAACAGATTTGTATATGGTATTGCACCTGAGAACGGAGAAAACAAAGGTGTATATTCACAAATATACAACCTACCTGCACACCTTATAGAGATCAAGTCTGATGGTATCTTTAAACCAGTATCTAAATATACTATGATGTACAATGAAAGTAAGTATGAATTATCTGCTGAAGAAGTATTGCACATTGCAGACTTCAATCCTGACTATCAAGGTGATGGTACACATTTATATGGACAATCACCAATAGAAGCAGGTATGAGAGTTCTTACTACTGCAAACGAAGCAGTAGAAACTAATCTAAAATTCTTACATAATCAGTCTGCTAGAGGAATGCTTACACCTGACGATGACCAACTGACACCAACACAAGCACAACAACTAAAAGATGCACTTAGAAGAAACTATCAAGGAAGCAAGTCTGCAAACGATATTATGATTACTGGTAAGAAGTTCTCGTGGACAAACTTTGGTTTATCCACTTCTGACTTGCAACTATTAGAATCTTACAATGCAACAATTAAAGATTTGTGTAATCTGTACGGTGTTCCAGTACAATTATTAAATAATACAGAATCAACAACATACGATAATTACAGAATAGCTAGAAAGGTATT